AGTCGGCGCAGGTAGCGGCTACACGATTTCATATAGTGGTTACGGGTTTGCCAAAGGTGCTTACGTCACGGAGCCCACATTGGCCCTGTTTGGCGAGAAAGGTGAAGAAATGGTCTTGCCTTCCGACATAACCATCGGCCTCAAAGAGATGATTGCAAATGGCGGCGCGGGAAGTCAATCGATCACCATCGAACCAACCGTCGTCACAATCGAGCTAGACGGAAAGAAACTCGGCGAAGCTGCATTGAAATTCGGAATGAAGAGCGCCCAAACCAAGGGACTAAGCATTCGGTGAACCATGTACTTCATCACAATCGCCGATGATAAGATGTTCACAGGTCGAACCGTAGCCGAAATCGACCTGCTGACCGTAGCCGAAATCGACGCCATGACCGTAGGTGAACTCAATGCCTACCAGAATCAGTACATCCTCGCCGATCCCTCGCCCGAAATCTCCCACCAGATAGAAGAGAGGAGCACCGCCTCGTTCTCAGTGAAAGATCTGGCGATGGCCCGATCATTCGATATTGGTATGGAGGTCATCATAGAAGATGAGAATGACCGGCTCTTCGGCGGCCTCGTGAATGGGGTTGTAATCGATCCGATCGAACCACGCGGCCAATGGATTCATGATATTACCTGCGTGGATTACCAGGCCTTAGCGGATCGGAGGCAATTCTACAAGGCATATGTGAGCACCACCACCGATACCATAGTCCGAGACATTCTCGACATCCTTGATGAGGAGGATGTCACAGAAGGCGAGATCCAGATAGGGGAAACCATCGAGAATATCACCTTCAATGGAGTTTCTTGTAGTGATGCTTTAAATACGGTATGCGAGAGAGCAGGCTTTACCTGGTTCATAGATGAGTGGAAGAAGCTCTATTTCATCTTGCGGACCACCTACAATGCCGCATGGAATATCGCCGATGGCACAAAATTGCAATGGTCCCCGAAGCTGATTATTGGCAATTCGGAATACCGTAATGTGCAATATTTACAATCTGGGAATGTCCAAACCTCTCCACAGACTCAGACATTCAAAGGCGATGGTGAGAACCAGACTTTCACCGTCCAATTCCCGATAGCAACCGCTCCCACGATCACCGTGAATTCGGTATCAAAGACCGTGGGCATTGGCGGTGTAGACTTGACCGGATACGATTTCTACTGGAACGAATCAAGCGCATCCATCACCCAAGATCTCACGGCTACACCGCTCGCTGCAACTGATATTTTGTCCATCACCTATACGGGCTATTTCAAATTGATTGCCAAAGCCACCCAACAATCCGAGGTTACCAGGCAACGAATCGCCCAAGGCTTCGGCACTGGAAAGATCGAGAAGACGATCAAAGACATATCCCTGAAGTCCCAAGCCACCGCGCTAGAAGCAGCTCAGGCCAAATTGGCCGCCTATGCCAGCGTTGGCCGAAAGCTAGAATACGACACCCTTTGCAGTGGCCTGGCAGTGGGCACAATGCAGACCATCACATTGGCGGCTCTCGGTCTGTCAGCCGTGCCCATGCTCATCTATTCGATGAGGGTATCATGGCCGGATGGGATCACAACCTTCTCCATGCAAGCGTGCGAGGGGCCGGTCGAGGAATCTTGGCAAAACATATTCTGCGGTATTGTCGAGGAAATGAAGAAGCAGGCAAGCGAGCAGGCGGGTGAGGCGGATGTGGTGCGAGGGCTGGAGGAATTTACGAAGGTCTGGTATGAGGTCGATCAACCTAACCCATTCCAGAAAGTGTATGCAGACGGCACTCCAGCCGACGACAATTTCCCCTGCCTAGCAACAGAGGATCGACTCTCATATGTGGTCCTATATGATGCTTATGATCAGGAATTCTATAGGCAGCAGATCACGTTGCAAGAGGATGCATCGGACGCTAGATCGATTCTGACAACCTGTCTGATATTGGCCGCGAACGGAAACGGCACCATTACGGCGGTGGCACTTTTTGGCGGAGTTGAATGTTCATCGGCATCGGGGAGCGGCATAGAAATGTCTAAACATTCCTACACAAAAACAAAAAATGCGTTAGAAAGTTTGCAATTTAATCTGACGGACTCCAAAGATCCGGCTTGGATATAATCGATATAAATCAGAAGCTTTAAATAGCTTTGGCATCCTATCCATTTTCTTCTTTTTGATTCCTTTTTGAGGTGATCCGATTATGATTTGTGATATATCTTACTGGAAGCGATTGACAAATTGCACCGACGAGATGGATTCGGGGTGGACATGAGTTACACAATCACGGCCTGGCGAGAAACCGGCATGACCACGCAAGCCAAGGTAGACGGCCTAAACAATCTTGAAACAATATACAGCGAGGCCGTTTCATACATTGATGCAATCACGCATTCATCGAGTTACTATACCGATGCACAAGCAGCAGCCAAGTTCTTTACATCTGCAACCGATGGTGCAGGCTCCGGCCTAATCGCCGCGACCCTGGATGGTCTGACCGCTCAACAGATCATTGACAGTGGCACCCCGTCTGGCTGCATAGCAATATGGTCATCTACCGAGGGCACAATCCCGTCTGGTTGGTTATTGTGTGATGGCACAAACTCGACCCCAAATTTACAAGATCGATTTGTCGTGGGGGCGGGAGGAAATTATTCAGCCGGTAACATGGGAGGATCTGATACCGTAACCACGACAGGCACTATTTCGATTGCGGGACATTCGCTCACCGCATCTGAAATACCCAAACATACGCATGGATCGATAACAGACTATTATGCAGCGGGTGCTACCAGTTCATTAGGTGGTTCGGGTACCGCCATGCCACTCATAACCGGGAATTCCGACGTAGCACGCAACACAAGCGCAACCGGATCGGGTGATGCTCATAATCATACAGCCACGTTTACGGGCACGAGTAACCAAGACACAAGACCACCATTTTATGCTCTCTGTTTTATAATGAAGGGTTGATTAAAATGAGCTACACAAAGACCACATGGGAAGATACAACTCTTCGATCTGCCCGCCTCATGAATCATTTGGAGAGCCAATGGACCACCATCGCGGCGGAAGCAGACGCGCACAATCACGATACTCGCTATTACACCAAGACGCTCGCAGATACCACTTTTTACAGCACCTCATACTATACCGGCTTTGATGCGGATCTAGTGGATGGCGAACACCTGGCAGGCTTGGTGGCCGAGATCCTGCCTATTGGCGCGATCATGATATGGTCCGGCTCCGACAGCGACGTGCCGGATGGATGGTATGTCTGCGATGGGAACGCACATGGTGGATATACGACCCCGAATCTTACTGAGCGATTCGTAATCGGGGCAGGAGGCTCCTATGCGGTAGGGGATACTGGCGGACCTGCCACTTATGATGGCACCATAACGCCAACTGGGGCAGTTACCATCGGAGATCATACCCTGATCACTGCCGAATTACCATCGCATACACACCCGTACTCGGAATATTATTCTCCGGTGAATAATCATATCGCGTCGTCAACATCTACTTATTACACATCAGTGACTAGCACAACCCGAACCATAAATGAGCAAACTTCTGGGGGCGGGACGCACGGGCACACTGGTAGCACCGCAACCATCGCTGCGATCGATCCAAGACCGGCATACTATAGCCTCTACTATATCATGAAGTGTGAGTAGGTGACTTATGGCTTATACTCCGAATCCAACGTGGACTTCATCAACACCACTGAGCACTACATGTTTCAATAATCTTGAGACGCAGTATGATGAATCCGCTGCATATCTCGCCTCTCATAATCACGATGGTCTCTATCAAACGAAATCTGAAATGGAAGCGGTATATTGGTACTCCGGGAACACTGGGCCCGGTACTGGCAGCGATGCGGATATGATCTATCATGCTGATGGAAATATGCACATCAGTAGTTTCTACGGCCTCGGAGTGCCCACCGGGATTATCATTCTTTGGTATGGGGCGTCCGGGGCGATCCCGTCTGGGTGGGCGCTATGTAATGGATCAGGCGGGACAGTTGATTTAAGGGGCAGATTCGTGGTTGGGGCCGGGAACACATATAATCCTGCAACCTATGGCGGATCGGCGACTTTTACGGTGGCCGGAACAGTAACTGTAAATGCCCATGTATTGACAACGGCTGAAATGGCATCACACGTGCACCCATTCACCGACACTACGCCATCACAAGGAGCATATCCGAATGTATCTAGCCCAATTTCGCCTATCAACATAATAGGGGCCAATGTTGCAAATTCCGGCACAACGAGTGCAACTGGAAGTGGCACGGGACACGGGCATAGCAGCGTAGAAGGCACAAGTTTCAGCGGAAATGCAGTCGCTTCGCTGCCGTTTTATTACGCGCTTTGTTATATCCAAAAAATCTGAAAAGAGTTAATGAGTGCCGAGCGCAGACTTCCGCAGCTCGATCTCATTTTTTATGCAATCGACCCGATAGCCCGCCTTTCGATAGGCCAGATTGGCCTTCCAGAGTTTGCCTTCGGCCTCCACCCATTTTGCAAACGCTTCTGCGGTACCTTTGCGGATCTCAGCATTCGCGCCTACTGGATCAGACTTGAGGAATTCCTTATACTTGTACTCAAGTTCGGCCTTGAGCGCATCATGCTCGATTTTCGCATCCCGGTGTTTGAGTTCCGCGGCGGTCCTTGCTTCATCTCGGATAGCAAGGTCTTTGTGAGCTTTGCGATTTTCTTCTGGCAGATTGATCTCTTTCATAACCATCCCTCTTGCCCAAGTGGCAAATTTGCCCTCTGCATCTGAGTTTCCGTCAACTCATAGCTGGATTTGGCAGTCAGAGTCGTCGTCTCTGTGGATATCTTTTTATTGTGCTCGGATAGATCCATCCAAGACTTGTTCAGAT